TAGACTAATGATACTTTACACAGAGGCACAACTTGAAACAGCTTACAACCTTTATAGGTTACACCAACTAGGACAAGGCGTAGGCTTTATGGACTTAGAAGGTTTTAGAAAACTATACGAAGACTTAATGGCAGGAATGGTATAGTGGGATTTCCGTTTGAGATAATAACTATGTTAGCTTCTACATTGTTAGGTGGCTTTATGAGTGTGTGGGCTGAGAGTCGTAAGGCTAAAGCTGAACAACAAAAGTTACTTATAACACGTGGCGAGTTTGAGATGAAAGCAAGAAAACAATCACTTGACTATGGGTTAAAAGATAAAGGTTTTGCATGGACAAGAAGAATAATAGCACTGACATCTGTATTTGCTATTGTGTTACTTCCTAAACTTGTAGCTGTATATTATCCTGATGTATCTGTTACTGTAGGTTATACTAATTGGAATCCGGGATTCTTATTCTTTAGAGAAGGTAGAGAAATATTTGAGTGGGTAACTTTTCAAGGGCTTGTAATAACACAATTAGACACTAACTTAGTATCAGCTATTATAGGTATGTACTTCGGTGGTAGTTTAGCAAAGGGCAGGTAATGAACGCTAATCAATTCATGGACTTGTTAGAAACTGTAGGTATTCCTGCAGCTTTTGCAGTAGGTGCTGGTTGGATGGTTTGGAAATTATTTCAACATCTAATAGCAGACGTACATAAAAAATTAGATACACAACACAGTATGATAGTTGCACTGATAGATAGAGTAAGACAGATGGACAACGACATGATAAGAATAGACTCTATGTGTAGAACAGTATTAGGAGTTCAAGTAGACGTAGATAGAATAGCAAGAGCAGATGGAAAAAAAGACCAACGAAAAGATTAATACAATAGAGGACATACATCCAATGACACAAATTACAATAGCTTCAATAGTGCAAGTTTGTGTATTAGGTTTTATGTTGTTATCTATGATAGTAATTAGTAATTTATTTTAAAAGATATGAAATTAGTACCAACATTTAAAAGCGACAAAACTATACGTAACTGTAATTGGTGCATAGTTTTTTGGTGTGCACTTATTGTCTGTTTTTCTATAGGAAGTTTATCAGACGAAGTAGTATTTAAATTTAAAAGCCCTAGCTTTAACGGAGTAAACACAAGCTCACATTATCTTACAATTCAAAANCAAGAGTTCAATCGTAAACAAGCTCTTAAAGCAGAGATAAAAGCTTTACAAGATGAGATAGAACGAGACAAAGAGAACACAACTTTAGCTAGGTTTGTTAGAAACTTAGAATCTAGAATTTATGCTCAGCTTTCTAGACAGCTAGTAGAAAATTTATTTGGAGAGATGCCCTCTGATAGTGGCATACTAGAATTAGAAGGCAATACTATTGAGTATAATGTTGTCGATGGAATAATAACTTTAATTATAACGGACAGTGATGGGAATTCTACAACGATTTCTTTGCCTATCGGTACTTTTACTTTCTAGTTGTGCAGTTATATGGGAGAATGACGACTTAGTATTAACTAAAAAAATACAGTCTACTTCTACTTTAGAACTACAATCAGAAGAATTAAAAAATTTACCACCGGCTAAGAGTAAACCTACAATAGCTATATATCCTAATAGTTTTAGAGACTTAACAGGACAGCGTAGAAGTAACAGCACCTTTGCTTTGTTTAGCACAGCAGTTACACAAGCACCAGAAGCTTTTTTAATAAGAGCTTTTAAGCATACAGCTAACGGAGAGTTCTTTAGAGTTGTTGAAAGNGTAGGTTTAGATGACCTAGTAAAAGAAAGACAACTTATTAGAAGTACTCGTAAAGAGTTTGAAGAAGAAAACAAAATGAAACCTTTGCTTTTTGCTGGGTTGTTAGTTCAAGGTGGAGTTGTTAGTTATGAAGCTAACTTAAAATCTGGTGGTATTGGTGCACGTTATCTAGGGATTGGAAATTCAAAATCTTATAGAGAAGATATCGTTACTATATCATTAAGGTTAGTATCAGTATCAACAGGAGAAGTGCTGACAGAAACATTAGTTTCTAAAAGCATTATATCCACAAGTATTTCGCAGGATATATTTCGTTTTATCGAAGAGTCTACTGAACTAGTAGAGATAGAAGGTGGTGTAGCTGAGAATGAGAGTGTGTCTATAGCTTTGCAAAAAGCAGTAGAGACAGGGGTTTTAAACATAATATATACAGGAATAGAGAGAGGCTATTGGGAATATGAATAATAAATTAATACTAACTGCATTAGTAATTATGTCTGTAATGACATATGCAGCAGACAACGAGATATATGTAGAGCAAAGTGGAGCTACTGCTAATTTAGATTTAGAGCAATTAGGTTCGGCTAACTTGATAGGAGGATTATTATCTTCTGCAGGTTCAATGACACCACTAGACCTAGACGGTGGTACAATGACGCTTGACGTAAATCAAATAGGAGACACTAACAAATTTTTAGGAGACATTACTGCTGATAACTTTGTAGGTTTCTTTGAGTTTGATGGTGATACAAATAATTTTACTATACAAGTAGACCCTACTAATACATATGGAGCTGATGGCTCTAATGTTAATGTAGATGTTACTGGTAGTACAAATACTTTTACACTTGATTTAGCTACAAGTTCTATGGCTAGTAACACAGATTTAGATTGGATTATTAACGGAGATAGTAACGTAATCAACGCTGATATAGACTACGATGGTGGTACAAACTACATGGACATAGATGGAGATTCTAATACTGTAAACTTTGATGGACAAGGGTACGCAGGTGGGTACTTTTATCTTGACCAAACAGGTAACAGCAGAACTTTTAACATCAATCAAATGAGTACAAACGATAATGACTGGCTTAAAATACTTTCTACTGGGTCTAATGGTACTATCTGTGTCATCCAGAACGATGGGGGAAGTTCAGTCGGTTGCTAATATTGGTAACATAACTGAACTGAACGGAGCAGGTCAAGTTGTAAGAGACGAAACCTATCAAGCTTCTATAGACTTAGACATAAACAGTTACGATAATGTCCAAACTTCTAATGGGAGATTGGGCATTACTTTTTTAGATGACAGCCAAGTTAGATTGACTGAGCATTCTGAATTAATTATAGATGAATTTATCTATGACCCTGACCCATCTAAATCTAAGATGGCTTTACAATTTGCTAGTGGAACTGCAAGGTTTATTACTGGTAAGTTAGCCACCATAGATAAAGAAAACATTACTATAAACACTCCTAGTGCTACGATTGGTATACGTGGTACAGACTTTACTGTGACTGTAGATGAGTTAGGTCGTAGTTTAGTTATATTATTACCAGACAATGACGGTTTACCTAGTGGAGAAATAGTTGTTGCGACAGCTATGGGACAGGTGATTCTTAACAAGCCTTATCAAGCTACTACAGTTTCAATGTTTGAAGCTGCACCGAGTAACCCCGTTATTCTTGACTTGACACTTGAGTTAATTGATAACATGTTAATCATTAACCCACCAAAGGAAAACCTAAGTGTTCAAGGAGAAAATGGAAACGGCAATACTACTAACATTTTGGATGTTGACTTTCTGGAGTTCGATGATTTAGAAGTAGATTACTTAGCAGGAGATGAGCTTGAATTTACAGAGTTAGATATAAACTATCTTGATGTAAATTTTTTAGAAGACTTGCTAGATGTAATAGCAGATGTAAATGAGCTAGACCAGACAGAAACTATTTTAAATACTAGCTTAGATTTAAAAGGTACTAAAGTAGGATACGATTCTACTACACAAATAAATACTTTTCTTACAGATAACCTTATAACTTTTTATAAATCTTTAGAAGATACAGTAAGATTAGATTTAGACAAGTCAAATGCTTACACCATTATTATGATACAGAATGGTAAGAGCACACAGATTATAGTTAATGGTGGAGGAGACTCTACTATTAAAATTACACAAGGAGACTAACATGAAGTGGGCAATCACCTTATTAACTCTACTAACTTTACCTCTCCTCTTTAACCTTGTACCACTAGAAGTAATGAGACTCAAGACTTTTGATGCTCTTGTTACAACTCCAGAACCTACTGGATACTTTACAATCCTCAACATAGACGAACAATTCCTAGATGAACAAGGTGGATATCCCCTGCCTAGAGATACACTTGCAAAGATTCACAAAGATATAATGGACGCAGGTGCGTTAGGTGTTGGTTGGGTAATGTTATTNCCACACCCTGATAGACTAGGAGGAGACGATGCGTTTGCTTTAGAGCTTTCAAAGTCTCCTAGTGTTATAGCTATGCCTGAAGTAGCTAACAATAGTTACCCTTCTACAGTAGGTACAGTTATCAAAGGACCAATAATTTCATTACCAAAAGCACAGGGCTTTTTAGAAAACATAGATGTATTAAAACAATCAGCAGGACAAGGTGCTATATCTGCACCAGTAGATGTAGATAACTTGGTAAGGCGTATACCTTTACTACAGCAAACAGACAATGGGTGGGTAGCTTCGTTTGGAACAGAAGTTTTAAAAATACTAGGAGGTGGTCAAACTTATCAGATTGTTACAAATCAGAATGGAATTGAACAGGTTAGAGTAAGAGGCATCCCACCCATCTCTACAGATTCATTAGGTCGTAAATATGTAAGCTGGGTAGACACACCACAAACTACATTAGATGAGATGGATGTTGCTAACAAGTTTGTGTTTGTAGGCTTTACAGCCAAGGGTATATCCCCTCAACTTGCAACACCTACCGGACTATTAGAACCTCACAAAATACAAGCAGCACTCTCTGAAAGTATGTTAATGGATACACCTCAAATACCAGACTTTAGATTGTTTGTTGAGTTATTGTTATTGTGTGTCTCAGGCTTACTGACAGCTCTTGCAATCAACTATCTTGGTATCACCAAAGGCGTAGTATCATTCTTAGGAATGTTAGCAGGTGTGGGATATCTTGAATACTACTTTGTAAGTCAAAATGTGCTTATAGATTCTACATGGAGTATGACATGTATGACACTTATTGCAACTCAACAATTCTATCTTAACTTTAGAACACAATTTAAATTAAGACAACAGATTAAGAAACAGTTTGAACATTACCTTGACCCAAGACAAGTAAAAAGATTACAAGATAATCCAGAGTTATTAAAGTTAGGTGGTGAGAGAAGAAACTGTACGTTTTTATTTACAGATGTCAGAGGATTTACGAGTTTATCAGAGAGACTAGAGCCTGAAAAAGTTGCAGAGATAATGAACAAGGCTTTAACTATACAAGCTGATGCAGTAAAGAAACACGGAGGCATGGTTGATAAGTATATTGGTGATGCAATGATGGCTATATTCAATGCACCTATGGACTTAGCTGACCACGAAACTAAGGCAATAAAAACAGCTCTTGAAATAAAAAAGAATATGCAAGAAGCAGACTTAGGAATTGAAATTGGTATAGGAATAAATACAGGAGAAGCTGTGATAGGAAATATGGGAAGTGATACACGCTTTGATTATACTGCTATAGGTGATGCTGTTAATTTAGCAGCTAGATTAGAAAGTTCTACAAAAGAAGTTGGAGAGGATATAGTTATAGGACATAGCACAGCTATTAACTCTACTATGCCCACTATATTCTTAGACCCTATCCATGTAAAGGGTAAAGAAAAAGAAATTATAATATATACTATTGAAAGCCTTTAAGTTGTTTCTGTAAGTACTCATGTACACTACCTAATCTATCTTTACCGTGTCTTAGTATTGTTTTAATTAAAGGTCTGTCGTCTTGTGGTATAACATCATCAACCATATTCTCAGGTAACATACTTAATTCTGTTACTATNTTATTATCTCTAGTCAATAACACTTTGAAGCTTATTAGATTAGCCTCGTTCTTATTAATCATTTGTCTCCCCTAGGCTAGTAAAGTTGATTGCATCTTGTCTTCCTCTAAGACCTGCCTTCATGTAAGTAGTAGCTCTACCTTCAAAGAAGTTTTGATGTTCTACACCGGTAACTTCATCAATCCAACCAAGAGGATTTTCTCTTTGGTCGTAATTAGTTTTAAGTCCTAGTTGTAGTAATCTTCTATCTGCTATGTATCTGTTATATGCATACATATCTTTCTTAGTTAATCCTTGTATGTCTCCCATATCAAACACTAAGTCTAAGAACTTATCTTCAAGCTCTACCATGTGTCTACATATTTCATATAGTTCTTTTTTAAAATCATCTGTCCATATCTCTATGTTCTCTTTGATAAATTCTCTAAACAACTTGGTCATAGCTTCAACATGCATAGACTCATCACGGATAGAGTAAGTAACTATCTGTCCCATACCTTTCATTTTACCAAACCTAGGAAAGTTAAGTAGAATAGCAAAGCTAGAGAACAACTGTAGTCCTTCTGTAAAAGCTGAGTAAACTGCTAGGGTTTTAGCAATAGTTTTTTTATCAGATTTAAGAGGTTTAAACTCTCCAACATAATCGTGTTTGTCTGACATCTCTTCGTACTCTGAGAAAGCTTTGTATTCTATTTCAGGCATACCAACTGTATCAAGTAACAAGCTATAAGCATGTTGATGTATTGATTCCATGTTTGCAAAAGAACCCATCATCATTCTAGCTTCAGGTTTTTTAAAGATAGGCATATACTTATCTATGTACCCAGAAGCTACATCTACATCTGACTGAGTAAACAATCTAAATATTTGTGTAAGTAAATTCTTTTCTATAGGTGTAAGCTCTTGCCAATCCTTTACATCTGTGTGCATAGGTACAGACTCAGGCATCCAATGCATTTGGTTTTGTAGTACATAGTAATCAAACATCCAAGGATATTCAAACGGTTTGTAGTAATCTCTAGTTTTTAGTAAACTCATAAAAATCTCCTTTTAATATTGATAATAATTCTGTAGCTTCAGCATATTCTTTTAACAAACCATCTACTGTTCCTACTATATCAGGATGGTCAGCTACACCTACTTGCATTTCAAATAGTATATTTAAATTTACTTTAGCCTCTTGTTGTTTTGCTTTATATTTTAAACTTAAAGCTTTATATATTTCTTCTTTCATATGTTATCCTTCACATGCGATACATTCTGTATCTTCTAAATTTATTCTTGGTACTTTAACATTGACATTCTCTACTGCACGAGCAGCATTAGAACGGAAATAGTAAAGTGATTTAAGTTTGTTCATACCATACCAGTGCACATCATTAACATACTGCATGTAGTCATCATGTACATCTTGAGGCTCTGTAGCCTTTGGTAAAGTAAAAAACAGATTAACTGATTGTGCTTGACACACAAACTGTTGTCTTTGATGAGCATGTTCTACTATCCAAATTTGATTTATTTCGTTAGCAGTTTTAAATATTTCTTTCTCATCATCATTAAGTATATCTAAGTGTTGTACCGAACCATCACTACCTGATATATCTTTCCATATAAGTTCCAACTCTTTACTTTTTAAACCTTTAGTCTTTAAAAGCTTTTCTAAGTATTTATTCTTAACTTGGTAACTTCCGGATAAAGTCTTGTGAGTATAGCAGTTAGCCCTGTAAGGCTCAATACTAGGAGAAGTCCCACTACAGATGATACCACTACTAGCATTAGGAGCAATAGCAAGGAGGTTAGCATTACGCCTACCACTACCATGAATATCAGGAGCCTCACCCCTTTCAATAGCCAACTCTTTAGTAGCATTGTTTGCTCTGGACTTGATATAAGTAAACGCTTTGTGGTTGAAACCAGTTGCAAAAATACCTTCGAAAGGTATGCCCCTAGATTGTAGATAAGCATGAAAACCCATAGCACCGAGACCGAGACTGCGTTCTCTATACGCTGAATAGGCAGACTTTGTATAGCCTTCTTGACCCTCCTTAACATATTTTTGAAAGCGTTTAAAATTTGCACTATATTCTCCTAACTGCGTTGTGTCTATTGCGTTGTCAATGTAGTGTTGTAAAACATTGTCAAGCATTGTTATTAAATCTTGTATAAAGTTATCGTCCTTTGACCAATCATCAAAGTGTTCTAAGTTGACAGAAGATAAACAACATACTGCTGTTCGTTCTTCATTGGTAGGTAGTGTAATCTCTGAGCATAAGTTACTTTGTCTAATTTTTAATCCTAAATCTTTTTGTTGTTTAGGTAATGCTTCGTTACATTTATCTATGTTTACCATGTAAGGCTCACCTGTCTCTGCTCTAGCATTTATTATCTGCCACCATAAATCTCTTGCATTAACTACGCGAACAGCTTCGTTAGTCTTAGGGTCTATTAGTCTCCAGTCTTCATCGTTTTCTACAGCCTGTAAGAATGAGTTAGTTATGTTGACACCGTTATGAAGATTAAGATTCTTCCTGTTAATATCTCCACCTGATTCTTTACGCATGTTAATAAACTCTTCTATCTCTGGGTGACTGATATCCATGTAAGCAGCATAGCTTCCTCGTCTTGTAGTGCCTTGGTTGAAGGCTAACATCTGAGAATCAACTACATGCATGAAAGGAATACTTCCAGTAGAACGACTGCCATGAGCAGTAGATATACCGTTACTTCTAATATCTCCCCAATATCCACCAATGCCTCCACCTGAACTTGCCAACCATATATTCTCGTCATAATGAGCAGATAACCCACTCCTACTGTCAGGAACATAATTAAGAAAACAACTGATAGGAAGCCCACGACTTGTTCCTCCGTTACTAAGTATAGGAGTGCTAAACATGAACCAACGAGAGGAACTGTAGTCATAAAGTCTTTGAGCAAGTTCAAAGTTTGTCTCACCTTTGAAGGTGGCTCCGAAGACGGAGGCTCTTGCGAGGGCTTCTTGTGCATGTGTTTCGTTCTCCCAAAAATATCTATCTTTTAATGTATCAAGACTAAACTTATCAAACTGTTTCTCTTTATTATAATCTATTACAATTCCTAAGTAAGGTTTTTTCCCTATCTTATCTTCAACCATTATCTTTCTCCTCATCTAGCACATACATAGTTATGATAGCGTAGTGTATTATTTTCATTAATTCTTTTTTCTTGTTATCTTTCTTTCCAAACCTCATAGCATATTTCATAATGTTACCAATACCAAAACTCTCTCCGTGTCCTGCATCTATAATCATATCTGTTGCTTGATATTTACCGTTACCATAATGGGCTTCATAAGTTCTATCTACATAAGTTTTTATTTCTCTTAACACTTGGTCTTCGTTAAATTTATATTTCATGTCCTCCATTCCTTTGGTAATGTTTCTTCACTATACCATATAAAATTGTTTGTCTCTGCCCATTCAGCATGTGTTCTTTTAGTTCCGTCTTTTCTTTTCTTAGCCTGTGGCATAGGAGACAAAGGCTTTTGAAATAGAAACACTAACTCATAGTTTTCAGGTAGTGCTTCTCTTATATGTATGTACTTACTATACTCTGCATAGTCCCAGAATCTACCTTTAGCTTCTAGTAATATTGTCTTACCATCTATAACCTTAACAAAGTCAGGCTCATACTTATGCTTAACTACATAACTAATGTTATCCCAATGATGTTTCCATTGTTGTAGTATTGTGTCGTGTAAAACATATTCCCATAAGCTGTCATATCCTTTAGGGACATTTGTCTTCTTTGGTCTAGGCTTTCTTGGTACTCTTCTAGCCACTTAGTTCTTCCAGAGTTATATCAGGATTTCTTTTTACCTGTTTATAAAACCATCGAAGACTGTAAGCACTTATCATAAATTTATTGTTAGCAAAGATATGTGTTTGTTCAGGTAAGAACTCTTGTAGATTTTTCTTACTAATCTTAGTAGCATCTTCACCTTCAGGAACCATAGTTCTTATCCACTCTATTAACAAAGCTTCTGCTTTTCTTCTTAACTGTTTAGACTTTCTCTGGTGCATAATTTTTTACAAGTTTCCAATAATTTAAAATACTATTAAACATTTCTCTATGTTTAGTTTGAGATTCTTTATCCCATATATGACAAGCTATAAGCTCTGTGTCTTCTCTATCAACAAAGATAGATACTCTTTCAACATCATCAAAGCCACAACCCTGTGCATAAGCAGACAACTGCATACCGTGTTCATCGTATACTAATTTAGATGGGTCTTTACCTTCTAAGTTATCTTTAGTTTTAAAGTCTACAAAGATACCAGACTTAGAATATAAATCTATCTTACCACCATAACCTAAGTCAGCACAGAAGGAAGCTTCAGCTATCCACTCTTCATCAGGAAACATTTCATCTAAATAGTTTTGAATAACACAATATGTTTCTGTCTTCTCTTCACCAAGAAAACCTCGTTCAATCATAGCGTGAATCTTTGTACCTTTTTCTGCTGCTTCTTGACCTATTCTTTTAGAGTCTTGCTTACATCTGTATGCAAACTCTTCGGTAGTTTCTAAAGAGTCTTTCTCTAAAGTAAGAGCAGAGTTAAGTGCTTGATTAATTTTCCAATTCTCTAGTTGAGGCTTGGCTATCATACTAAGAATAGTAGTTACTGAAGGTACTAGCTGTTCTTTTCTTGCATCTCTAAGAGTAGTGTTTCTTTCTTTACCGTTAGCACCAACGATAGTATACATTGGTTCGCCTTTTTGCGTGTACCAATGACCAGATTCCGACTTAAATTTATTAGCCGACAGTTTATTATATACTTCTTGACTAGAACTGTCAAGTGTTTTTTCATTTTTTTCCATCTTCTGAATCCTTAAATGCTTTTATTACATCTGATGAGAATAATTTCTGTAGATTTACAAGGAACATTTTACTTGCGTTGTGGTCTCCACCTGATACAGTTTTAAAAGTATCAAGCTTATCCACTATAGTTCTTAGTACATCTGTTTTAAATACAAGAGTACAAAACTCATTGTCTCCTACACATAAGTTATGAAACCAATAGTCTGATTCAGTTGCTCTGATACCAGAAGGTTTGTTCCATGACTCATACTCTATACATATGTTACCTGTCTTCATCCACATACCTCGTTCTGATTTAACTTCTATCTTCTTTCCTTCTAACATATCTCTAACTTTATCTTCTCTTATCTCACCATACGATAAGTCAAGGTCAAATTTCTTTTGGTCTTTCTTAGTGGGTTTCACTCCAGTTTACTCCTATCTTGTATTCGCCATCAAGAGGACAACGAAGATTAAAATGTTCACCTGCTTTTATAATACTATCTACTGCTAACTCCCCTGCAAAATTAGCCTGAGTATCTTTTACTTCTATCTGCCACTCATCGTGAATGTTTGCTACAAACTTATAGTCTATACTATTTAATTTTAACATGTCATCTAATAGTATCAAGCCTTTCTTCATAACAATAGCACCTGCTCCCTGTAGTAAAGTGTTCAGGGCTGAGTGTTGGTTACGAACATAAAGCTTTCTACCATCTAATCCTTTGAGATATTTTTTTGTTGATGCTCTTTGCACTCTATCTCTAAGAGATTTAAATGAAGGTTTATTATCAAAGAAATATTGTCTAGCTCTTTTACCATCTGCTGTACTTCCTCCAACCACTTTACCAAGCTTCTCGTCTCCTGCTCCGTACATGAGTGCATAGATGAATGTCTTTGCCGTATCTCTAGATTTAAGTTTTGCAAGTTCTTGATTTGCTGTGTGGATATCTCCGTTGAGTATTTCATTTGTGTATTCCTCGTCATTCATATAGTGTGCTAACATTCTAATCTCAAGTCCAGAAGCATCAACGCCTAGTAAGACATTAGTATCTTCTACAATCCAACATGCTCTGCACTCTTTACCATAAGGACTATGAGAGCTAGGCACTTGTGCCATGTTAGGATTTCTATGTGTCATTCTTCCGGTGATAGCACCATTAGGTATAACAAAGCCGTGCACTCTTCCGTCCTCTTCAGTCGCATCAATCCAAGAATCAATTTGAGCTATACGCTTTTGTAATAAAAGAAACTGTGCTATTAAGTTAGCTTCGTGTATGTGTGTGATTGCAGATAAAGTTTTCTCATCTACTATTGGTTGACCTGTTGGTGTAAACCTATCAGGCTTCCAACCAAAGTCAATTAGATATTCTCCTATTTGTTTTCTTGAACCAAGATTAAATTCTTGTAAAGACTGACGCATAAAAGGATTCATGTTTTGAGTATTAATACATCTAGCATACTCGTCATCTGTAAGACCACGCTTAGATAGTTCACCATCTTTCTTTATATAAGGTGTAACTAATTTATCGTCAACCCACTTAGGCGTAAAAGTATTATGCACCTCATCTTCTATTGCTTGTTTCTTTTCTCTAAGTTCAGCAAGTAAAATTAAAGCGTGTTGAGTATCAAACTTAAAACCATTTGTTTCTTGTTGTTTAACTATGTCTGCTACACGAGTCTCAATCTCTACACAATCTTTACCAAACCCTTTACTTTCTTTTCTTAGTTCTTTTAATACTACTGCATTTAATTCTACATCTCTTACACAATAGGTCATCATGTCTTCTGAGTAGTTAAGGTAGTCAGAGAAATCTATTTTATGGTAGCCAAGTTTATATCCCCACTTCTCTAAGCTGTGTCCTCCATCTCTATTAGGATTAAACAACCTAGAAAAAACAAGAGTATCTATCACCGGTATATTAGATAAATCAACATCACTAAACTTATGTACCATAGGTATATCAAACCCAATGATGTTATGTCCTATCAAAGTATCTGCTGTTGTTAGAAACTCATAACCTTCTTGTAGTTTATCAGGTGGGAACTTATGTATCTCGCCTGTGTCTACATCTTGTGCAACGATACAATGTATCTTTGTTGCGTTAAGGTCATCTGTTTCTATATCAAATACTAACTGCACTAAAAAGCCTCATCTAAACTACCATCAAATTCAATATCATTATCAGAAAGTTCAGAGAGTCTTCCGGTTTCAGCATCATATATAACTCTACATGCCATGCCTACATCACCTGTGTATCTTGATTTAAGTATACGAAGTTTGGTTGTTCTAGCTTCGTCTTCATCATCTGATTGTTGATTTCTTTCCAATGCTATAACACAATCAGATAGTTGTCCAATACTATTTGAACCACGAAGATGAGATAAAGAAACCTCTATACCATTCTCGTGTCCTTTGTTACCGTCAACTCTACGCAAGTGTGAAACTAAAATGATACCTGCACCTGTCTCTTCTACCAAACTTCTAAGCCTAGTCATAATAGAATCAATGGCTCGTCTCTCATCTCCTTCATGCACAGCACTAACTAACATATGTAAATGGTCTACTACCACCCACTTGCAGTCGCACCCTATAATCATAAATCTAAGTTTAGTAAAGATATCATCAATGTCATTCGTTCCAAAGTGTGAATGCACCCATACTCTATTACGATTGTCTCCGTCATAAAGTATATCAAACATCTTATCAAGTTCTTCTTTAGAAAACTTGTCGCGTTCTTGGTCAACATATAGTCTAGCGTTAGCTTCAATAGATAAGATACCATCAATGGTTCGTCTCCAATCTTCTTCTAATGCTATGATACCTACATTATCGTTAGTACTTTTAATAAGATGATGTTCAAGTTCTCTAGTTACACTAGACTTTCCAAGCCCTGTACCACCTGTAAGTGTTACAAGTTCTCCTTGTCTAAGTCCGTATAGCTTCTTGTTTAATCCTTCATAAGGATAAGGGACACTCTCTTTTCTTTCTCTGTTGTGGAACTTCTCTCGTTGTTCTGAAACATTTATAACACCAGAAGGTGTATAAACTTTTGATGCCCACCAAGCTTCAACAAATTCTTTATGTCTGTTGGAACGGAGCATATCATTGGGGTCTTTGTAGCCATGTGGTAGTGTAAGTATCTTAGCTTTACTAGGTTTAAATAACCTAGCAACTTTAATAGATGCTTCCTTACCTGCTTTGTCATTATCAAATGCAATGATTACATTTTCAAACTCTTCAAAGAACTCAAGGCTTTCTTTTATATCACGAACTGCACCTTGTGCACCACGCTTTATGGACACTACTGCCCACTTAGAACCCAAGAGTTCATAAGCAGACATAGCATCACATTCCCCTTCTACAATGGTAACATACTTACCACCTTTGAATAACTGTTGACCAAACAAACCTGTATCGTTGTAAGTTCCAGAGACAAAGAAGTCTTTAGCTTTTACATTACGATATTTAGTAGCTGATAACTCATGCCCATTATAATATGGGTACAAATGCTTGACTACATTTCCTTGTAGGTCATGTACGCATTTAACTCCATACTTAGTAGCAGTTGCTCTGGATATTTTCCTATCTGTAAGAGCAGAAAATTGTCCTTCATCTACCATATCAGGTTTCTTGGTCGGTGTTGTCGTTGCTGTTTGCATATCCTTTCCTCCACATGCATCGGTATAACTTGGCATGAACTCACCACAACTGAAACACTTTGCTGAATCATCTTCGTTGATTCCAACAGCATCACTACTGTTACAAAGTGGACAAGGTTGATGTAGTTTATCCCACGTCTTATCCATGTTAGCCCTCATTTATGCTATTAGGATTCTTCTGTTGAATCTTCTTCAGCTACTTCTTCTGTATCTCCTTCAGGCTCATCACCTTCTGGTGTTTCTACTACAGCTTCTTCAGCATTTTGTAGTAGTTGTTCAAGATTGTTTTGATGTGTTCCAGAAGCAAAGTTAAGTGCTTCAACAAGAACATTCAACGTACCTATCTTACTGATAGACATGTTAGCATTAGCTCTTGCGTTCTCATCTTCAATCATATTAGTGTCATACACTACCTGTCCGTCTTCTCTAGTAATAGTAATTATCATATTAAAATTCCTCGTTATCTTCGGTACTAGCCTCAGAGTATTCAATTAAATCAGTTACCTTTACTGCTATTAACTCAGCAAATGTACCATACTTTCCTGTGTAAGGTTTAATCTTCACAGTAATTCCAGAACCATTACCTACACTAGCGTCTAAATCGTTGCCGTCTCCGTCAACTAACTTAGGTGCTACATTAGTAGTTCCGTCATGCTTCTCTACTTTCCTAGAGAAAGAGAACGCTGGTTCATCATACTTAGGTTGTCCATCTCTGGTTCTAACCTGTGATAATCCCAGACCCTCTAGCCTAGAAGCAGTATCTACATCAGTCAACACCACTATTCCATACTTATGTGGTTCAAACTTAGTGTTTGGTGTGCTGACATTAGCCCACATAGCTTTTCCTTCTACATACTCATACATATTGGTTTCCTCCATAGGTTGTATTAAGTTTAAAGATTATATCACGCCTACTTTTTAGACGCAACTCTTTTCTCTCTGCGTCTTGCGTTGTTCCTATCCCTTGTAAATTGGATAGAGGATTGCAAGTCTTCCCATAGCTCATCAAGTGCTTGTTTCTTTTGTTCTTTGTTAAGTCTTGTAATGATTTTGATATCAGACTTCTTAGGTATCCAAGTATCCCAATAGGCTTTGTCCATGTCTTTCCATGTCCAACCTATCTCTTTGTCTAGTGTTGTTGATTTAAAATATAGATTCACATAGCCCTCTAGCTTTAAAATTAAAAGGGTCACTTTTGAGTGATAACCAGCACT